AAATAAGAGATCAAGAAGGTAGAGGAAATTTATATATAAAACAATTCCCAACTGGTGCCGCATCAGTTATGGATTTTAAAACATATCTTCGTGAGTTAATTATAAGAAATATAAAAATATCAGTTATATATGTTGATTATATTAATTTAATGAGAGCAGCATATAAACAATACGGTGATATGTATAGTTCAGTAAAAACAATAGCTGAAGAATTAAGAGCATTATCATTTCAATTTGAAATACCAGTTATTTCAGTAAGTCAATTAAATAGAGAAGGTTCTTTTGTTGGGTTTGAACAAATTGATTTTAATTATATTGCAGAAAGTCATGGTGTTCCAGCAACAGCAGATTTTATGTCAATTTTAGGTGTTGATGAAGACGCCATGGTATATCAAAACGAAATATGGTATAAAATTGTAAAGAATAGATTAGGTGGTCGTGTTGGTGAAATTAATATGTTCTATCACGATACAAGAAGTTTAAAAATATATGACTCAACAGAATTAGATTTATGGATGAGTGAAAAAGAAATATCAGGTGATGAAAGAAAAATATATACAAAAGTAAGACGAGAACAAGCAAACAGTAACAGGAGAAGATAATGGATGATAAAGAATTATTAAAACATCTTCCTGTGTTCCCACACAAAGAAGGTGGAAAAAGATTTACTAAAGAAGAACTTAAAAGTTTAGTAGAATTTTTTAGAGAACATTTAGAAGAAGAAAAAGAAAAATGTGTATATTGTAATTCAATAACACCTTACAAAAAAAGTGATGATATTAGTATAAGAGATTATTATGTTGAAGGCGCTGGTCAATTATGTATTACTTGCTTTTTTGAAACATATGGGGGTATATAACAATTTTTAAAAATATTTTTTATAATAACAAACAATCAATAATTCATTTATGGGAGCAAATAAATGGTAAAGATACACACACTCAAATTGATTGGGTACCATATGTTTATATTCCATTTCAAAATTCAGAAATTAAAACAATAGATGGTATATCTGTTAGAAAAAAAGAATTTAGTACCTATTATAATTATTATGAATGGCAAAAAAATAGCAGTGCAAAAATGTATGAAAATAAAGTAAGACCTGAAGTACAATTTTTAGCTGAAAGATATTATGACATTCCAGATGATGAGTTATCTGTTCCAAATTTAAAAGTATATTATTTAGATATAGAAGTTAAAGCAGATAAAGGATTTCCAGACCCTAAAGAAGCAAATGATCCAATAACAATTATATCAATTTATGATAATAAATTAAAAAAATCTATATCATTTGGTATAAAACCATTAACCAAAAAATTAAAAGATAATATATTTGTTTGGTGTAAAAACGAAGAAGAATTACTTATTAAGTTTTTAAAATATATGAATAAGTATCCATGTGATGTTCTTTCAGGTTGGTTTATATGGAATTTTGACTTACCATATATTATTAATAGAACTATTAAATTATTTGGTGAAAAGAAAAAAATATATAATCTTTTATCACCTATCAATGTTGTTAGAACATGGAAACAAAGAAATAGTGAAGAAATTAATATTGATATAGCTGGTGTTTCAATAATTGATTATTTTAATATTTATAAATGGTATAGTCCTAATAAACTTGAAAAATATACTCTTGAATATGTTTGTCAACACGAACTTAGTATTGGAAAAGTGAAATATATAGGTTCTCTAAATGATTTATATGTTAATGATTGGATAGAATATGTTAATTATAATATTACTGACTGTAAAAGAGTTAGTGATTTAGAAGACAAACTTGGATATATAAAACTAGTTCAATCACTTTCACTTTTATCTAAAGCACCTGCAAAATATTATAATGCCATGACTCAACTTATTGAAGGTGCTCTATTAACACATTATAGAAGAAATGATATGTGTGCTCCATATTTTGCGGGTGGTAGTCAAGAAACATTTGAAGCTGCTTATGTAAAAGAACCAATAGTTGGTATGCACTCATGGATTATTGATATTGATATTACTTCATCCTATCCATTTCATTTAATAGCTTTAAATATGTCAAATGAAACATATATTGGTAGAATAACTGGACTAAAAGAAAGTCAAATAATATATTATGTTAAAGAACGAGAGTTTAGACCATTTACCATGTTTAAAGAAACAACTGGTGTATCAGAAATAAAAGGAATTAAATTAACAAATTTTAATAAAGTTTTAAAAAAGGGACTAATTGCAATTGCTCCTTGTGGTTCTGTTTTTTCAACATCAAAAATTGGTGTGATACCACAAGTTGAAAAAAATGTTTTTTTCAAAAGAAAATCAGTAAAGCAAAAAATGAGAGATTTAAAAAATACAGCTTCTAAAATGAAATCTGGTAAACAAAAAGATAAAATGTTATCAAAAGCACAAGAATTGTTCTCAAATCAATGGGCTTTAAAAATTTGGTTAAACGCCGTATTTGGTATTCTTGCTGTTCCATATAGTAGATATTTTAATACAAATATTGCAGAAGCAATCACTTCTTGTGGTAGACATACAATTAAACAAGGTGAAAAATTTGTTAATGAATATTATAGTAATAAAAATATTGATGGATTACCAAACGATTTAATTTGTTACATAGATACTGATAGTCTTTTTGTTAGACTTGGTGATTATTTTGAACTGTTTGACCCAAAATGGAAAGACAAAAGCCAAAATAAAAAAATAGAAATTATAAAAGAAGAATCTAAAAAAATTGAAGACTATGTTAATAAAAGAATATTTAATGAAACACAATTACTTGATTATAATTCACAAGTTAAAGATTTTAAAATTGAATTTAAACAAGAAATTATTGCTAAGTCAGCATTATTTTTAAAGAAGAAAAAATATGCTTATTGGTGTGTCGATGAAGAAGGAACACCTGTTGATAAAATGTCTGTCACAGGTCTTGAAATTGTAAGGTCTGATAGTTCTGAAGCAGTTAGACCAAGATTAAAACATATAATGGAACTGATTTTAAAAAGAAAACCAGAAGATGAAATAACAGAAACAATTATTAAATATAAAAAAGAATTGATACAACTTACACCAGAAGAACTTGCTGCAAATATTGGTATTAATAATTTAAGAAAATATATTGTTAATGACAAACCAACAAAAGGAACACCTTGGCATGTAAAAGGTGTATCAAATTATAGAAATCTTCTTAAAATTTTAAATATTGAAAATGATTATGAAGATATACATGAGGGATTAAAAGCAAAAGTAGTATATATAAAAAAGAATCAATTCAATTATCAAACAATAACATTTCATATATGGCCAAAAGAATTTGATGATGTATTACAATTTGATAAAGAAATGATGGTCAAAAAGTTTTTTATCAATAAAATTAAAACACTTTTAGAACCAATGAAAAAAGAATATTTAATAAGTGGAGATATTAAAAAAACAATAGACTTATTTTTTTAGAAAGGAGACACGATGGAAAACAATTTTGAAGATTTTGATGAACTTGATTATATTATGGAATATATAGCAGAAAATTGGAGATATATTAAAAAAGAAGAGTTGTTAGATTTAATTGATAATTCGTATAATCTTGGTTACACTGAAGGTGAAGTCATTGGTTATAGAAAACATTCTGATGATACTAATGGTGATGATAATGATATGCGAGATAGTTATGATGAAGGTTTTGAAGAAGGACGCGATGAAGGACGCGAAGATGGATTTCAAAATGGTCTTCGTCAAGGTCGTGAAGAAAACAGTAGTTCTAGATATGATGCAGGATTTGAAGATGGACGTGAAGAAGGTATTAACACTGGATATGATACAGGATTTGAAGAAGGAAATCGACAAAGTTATGATGAAGGATTTGAAGATGGAAGACAAGAAAGTTATGATAATGGATTTGAAGATGGTAAAAGAGAAGGACACGAAGAAGGTGTAGAAGAAGGTTATGAAGCAGGATTTGAAGAAGCAAGTCAATAAAATTATAAAAGAAAGGAATTAAAATGAAAAAGATTAAAAAAGAAAATTTAAAAATTGTAGAGTTAGCAAAGGAAAAGATTAGTGGTATAAATTTTAATAAGATTTTTTCTGTAGCAATAGGAATTATGTTACTATTTTCTGTTGCAATAAATGTAAATTATCTTACTAAAACACCAGAAGTTGTTGAAAAAGAAGTTACTATTGAAAAAGAAGTTATTAAATATGTTGAAAAACAAGGTGGAACAACAACAGATAAATTTATTGTATATCTTAATAGTAGAATAGACCCAGTTACTGCAAAAACAATTTCAAAAGCAGTTGATGAATCAAGTAAAAAATATTCATTACCACGAAAACTTGTACTTTCAATAATTAACAAAGAAAGTTTTTTTAATCCACTTTCTAAAAGTCATAAAGACTGTGTTGGTCTTATGCAAGTAAATCCAAAAGCACATAAAGAAAAAGTTGCCAACATACCAAAAACACATTTATATCATATTGGTATTAATGTTGATATTGGATGTAAAATATTTAGACAATATTTTGATTCAACTAAAGGTGACCTTCATAAAACATTTCATGCTTACTTAGGTAAAGGGGCATCAAAACAAAGAATTGACAAATATAAAAATGATATACTTTATACATTTGCAGAATTAGAAATGTATGAATATATTGTACAAAAGGAAAAAGAAAAAGAAAAGGAAATAAAAGATGAAAAAATTGTTATTAATACTGATTCTAATATTTCTAATGACGGGGTGTTGCCAGAATCAGATTAAACCAAATAACATAGCATTTAATATTGGGTATGGTAGAGATACCAATTTAGGTGATGTGAGTAATATAAATAAAGATGATAATTATAATATATCAACTTTTTCTGTGGAAATTATAAAAGATTATAAAGTATGGTCAAAATCACTTGAGCTAAGTGTTGTTGACCACACTTATAGTTATGAAGATAAAAATAGATTAAAACATTCTAATTCTTTTTCAGTTAAAATATGGGCAATGAGGAATTTTTCACTTGAGTATATTGATATATTTATTGGAGCAGGTGTTGGAATGGGTTATACAAATCCAACAAAAAACAATAAGTATCTTTATGATAGTAATATCACAAGTGACCTTGGATTTAGGGCTGGGTTAATTAAAACATTTAAACACTTTAGTATTAGATTAGAATATATGTTTCGTCATTTTTCTGCTATATGGAAAGACGATAGGGGTGAAAATTTAGACGAGGTTAGAGTTGGTCTTGTATTTCCTTTTTAACTAACACTATCTGCAAAGGTAATAGCAACTTCTTTAGCATGGTCATCATTTTTTATTGTAAAATCAGCTTCGTATTTTCCATTGTCAAAGTCTTGTGTACCGTCTTTAAGTTTTGGATATTCAACTTTTTTTCCACCGCTATCACCAGCAACTTTATCACCAGATTTAAATCCATACACTGCACGGTGTGACCAACCATACCATTTACCATCAGCTTCAGACTTACCAATACTATTTACAGAATGATTTGGTGATGATTTCTCACCTTTTATTAATAGCCAATCTTGAAATCTTACTTTGTTTTTACCTGTTGCATATTTGGGAATATTTTTGAATGATCTATCTGAGGGTTCTACATTTGTTCCGTGGTATCTTACTTGTTTAAAATTTTTCATCCTATTTGTTTTAGGATTTAACTTCCTATTTACTTCTTTATTAATCATAGGAATTTCATATTTATTATCAACAAATTCTTTAAACTTTGGCATTTCACAATCTCCTTTCCATCATTTTATCAATAGCTTCTTTAACTTTTTTACCATTAATTTTATTATAAGTTATTTTATTTCTTTCCTTTTCTTCACAATAATCACATATCTTTTCGTGATTTCTTTTAATAAAAATTACATGTGTATCTTCACCACATCGTTCACATATCATCATTTTAAATATAAATCAAGTTTTTCTTTTATATCATCTGGTACTTCTGCTGTTTCAACATCATCTTTTCCTAATCGTATTTCTTTATCACGTGTTTGAGGAGTTCTGTCATATCCAGATTCAACATCTTTATCAGGAACTTTTCTTTTTAATCTATGAAAGAAATCAAACTTTGGAATAATATCATCTAAAGTCTTTAAAGTATCAGAGTAATTTTCTGGGTCTTCCATTCCTTTACTCGCTTCAAATTCATCCCATGTCCAATTACTATGATCAACTCTCCATGTTTTATTATATCCCGTTAGTTTATTATAGTATGGTTTTTTAATAAATTTTTGACCATATACAATATTTCCAGGTGGAAAATCATCATCTCCAGCAATACCACCAATATCTGGATAACTATTAGTTACAGTTGCTTCAATAAGATATTTTGTAATAAGTTTATTATTCATATTATTTTTTCATTTTCATAGATTTTTTATCAGTTAACTCAATAAGGTCCATAAATTCATCATTTCCAATCTTATTCTTTTTCATGGCCTTTTCAAATTCAGACATTAAAATAGTTAACGCTCTTTTGTCTTTTGCGCCATTTATTCTTTTAGTAAAATCCATGTATACTTTACTTTTTTGTTTTGCATACATTGCATATTCTGTTATCATTTCTATTTTTTCAACTATATCTTTGCTCATATTTATTTCTCCATATTATTTAAAATTTTTAATTAAATCTGTTAATTCTTCATCTATATAAGATAAATCACCAGCAAAACCCCAATCACTAGGATTTTTAGATTGTTTTACTGAATGTTTTTCAACTCTTTTTTTTAGTTTAATTATATTATCCATTATTGAATCATATCTATCCTCATATGCTTTATTAGCATCTTTTTTTCCTTTACCCATATACTTATCAATTTTTTTAGTTATACCCATTTCTATTTTCCTTTTCTTAAATTATTTAAATCTTTTTTATAATTTTTTAAGTCTTCTTTTTTCATTTCTATTTGGTCTGAAATTTGTTTTTGTTTAATTCTATCAGTAGTTTTACGTAACTCTTTATAAAGTTCGCTAATTTCTTGTTTAATTCTATAAATCCAAAAATCAAGGTTACTTTGTTGTACAACTTGATTCATAGCAACCAATTCTTTTTGTTGAACATAATTTGTTTCAACATTGGCAGCAAGTGCCGCATGTGCTGATTGTTTTGCAAAATGATGATATGCTGACCAAGCTGCTCCAAAAATTACAATTGCTCCAACTATACTTGCTATTATTTTTTGAGTTTTCCCCCAGTTCATAATTATTCACCTTTTATTTCATTTTATCTCCAACTTTTCCAGCTGGTGTGTTCCAAACTCTATATCCTTTACCTTTTTGTTTACGTAATTTGTGCATATCTTTTTTATTACCTTTTGTAATAAGAATATTATCTGGCCCAGCTAATCCATAAGTAGTTGATGATTTTATTATTTCATTCAAATAATCTTTAAATTTCATAATTATTCCTTTATTTAAATGTATATTTTTTTCCAATTTTTTGTAAAAAAATCATTGTTTTTTGAAGTTGTTTTAATTCTGGAAAACCTTGAGCGCCTTCTTTTGAAGCTTCTTCTAAAGCTTTATTTAAATATTTAATAACATTAAACATATGGTCTT